AGTCATGCTTGTACCTGTTGGCACAATGTCTTTAAATGTTAAAATGCCATCACCAATAGCTGTAGCACCAACATCAAGCGTGCGCACAGCCGAACCGCTAGGCTGGAATCCGTTCTTACCGCTGATAACAAAGCCATCGCCACTTGCAAACGCAATGGTGTGAGCGTATGCACCTATGCTATAACTCGATACGTTCAACGAGACTGAATAGACAGTAGTAGCTACACTATCTTGTTGAACTCCTGCGGAGGCAGGTGAGTCATAGCCTATCTCCAGTCTATACTTGAACCCTTTTCGCAGCGAAGCAGACAACCCAACGACGTTAACAACAACCTGACCACTGTGAGCAGCGACCGCTGTCGAGCCTTTAAAGCCAACCTGATTTCCTGCGCTGTCTACAATTCTTATATTGACACTTGTTGCAGAGTTACCCGTGTTATTTACAGACAATCGGATGTCATTTGCAAGGAAAGTGCCAACTGCTGTGAACGGCAGAACTATTGAAGAATCATTCGACACTATCACTCTGTCAAAATGGTCGAACTTATGACCACTAAAAAAACCGTGATATTTTGTCCTGCTTGTAACATCCACGCGATAGTTCATTACATGCGACACGAGACCAGTGAAACCGCTGCCTGTGAGGGGTACATTCGTACCAGTATCAAGTATGAGTGAGTCTTTAACACGGGTTGACGATACCCCGACATCAAGACCTACCGCAGCATCATTGATACCGCTCCAGTCTGTAGCTTTAGATAAGCGGCGTTGTGCGCCTTTATCCGCCCAAATGTCCATGAACAATACAGGCTGGTTGCCGTCTCTTAAAGACTCTGCCATGAACTTATCGCTGATAGTCAACATTATAGTTTTTCCTGAAATTTAAGGCTAAATGACGGCATGTACCCAGCCTGCCCAACTTTGAGCGGTGCGCTTTTACCATTGTGACGACCCATGTAGCACGCTGTCGGGTCGCTATCTGGGAAGCTGATTATCCAAAAAGGCTGCAAGACTTCCAACGCTGATTCGATAAACAATTTCAGTTCATTCCTTTTTTCAGCATCCAGCCATGACCATTTTAGAGTCTGCTCTATTCGCACATATCTGCGCGAAAGAACTTCACGACCTGTCGCAGCTTTAAACGCTGTTGAAACGTAGGTTTCAGCGTACATGTCATGCCCTAAGTCGAAATAAGGCATAATCAACGAGCTACCAATGAACAATTCGGGGAGTCTCACAGTTGCGTTTGGAGTCAACCCTGTGATTGTGATTGTATATACACTTGCGGCATTATGTGGTGTGAGACTGTATATAATTGAACTATCTTGCGGTGCATAGATTAAACTTGAGAACACCTGCACACCGTCAGCTAAGATAGTTAGCGTGCCACCTGAAAACCTAGTCAGAGATTGACTATTACGAGCCGCGCCAAGTATCATTGTATCAGCAGCCACGACACCAGCGAAACCCAAAGCATCACCAAACTTGGTGAAATTGCCAGCGGCATTAACGCCGAAACCATCACTGGGTGGGGTGTTGATACTAAATGACAGCGTGCCGTTAGCATCAGCAAGCGGTAATGCAGGTCGTGACATATCCCACACCCAAGCATCTGACAGTGGAGCGGAAGCGTCATCGACACCAGCCAGCATTGTGTACGCAACACCTTTAAGCAGGTTGTTGTAGCATATCCTCGGTTTATCCATGTTATGCTCCTAAAGGTGCTTGATGAACACCGCGCCCGAAAGCATCAGCGATAGCAGGTGCGAAACCGTCAACCATTGTCTGCATTGTGTCTGGGGTAATGCTCGCAGTATCAAGCGTCTGGATGTTCATGTGGAAGTTTATAGGTTGTGATGATGCGACTTGCTGGGCAGGTGCAGCTTGAGACGGTGCTGACGGTGCAGATGCCGATGGAACGCTACCGCCTGACGGTGCAGACGTGCTTCCTCCGCCACCGTAGGTTGCAGACTGAATTTTACTGATTTGACCTAAGACCATTGTTGCAGCTATCGCGCCTTCAATTACAGCTCCATATACGCCGCCTTTTTGTGAGCCATGTTTAATTGCAGACATCACAGTTGATATGCCATTCACAATAGCAACTGCTGTTTCTACTTTCTTTACTTGCTCGAATTGCTTTTTATTCAGCATACCAGAGTTTTTAAGAAAGCCTGTTGCTTGAGTTATTGCATCGCCATACTGCCCTTTGTCGATTGCCCCCTTAAACTTAGCAGCGGCAACGGCGGACGCTGTTTCCTTAGCTATGCGATCGTCGTTGATAGCGCCTATCTTGTCGGCGGTTTCTTGCGCTCTTTGTATTTCGAGGTCATCGAATACAGCTTGCAGGTCATCAGTCCAAACTTTATTATCTATAAGTCTTTGACGCTCTTCTTCCATGCGTAACAAATCAATCTCAAGCTGTTTTAAATAGCGCTCTTCTTTCTGGCTGTCAGACAGTAAAGCTAATTCACCAAGCAATATATACTTGTTGCGCGCTATTTCTATTTCTGCTTGGGCGGCTATTTCTTTTGCTGTTAATTCTGGAGTAACGACATCGCCGCCACCGCTACCGCTTGCTGCTGTTTTTCCAACATTGGCAGTCGTTGCGTTCCTCGCTGTTTCTGTAGCTGCAAAAAGCTTCACTGTTAACTCTTCAATCTTTCTTAGTGACTCGTCTGCCGATAGAACCGCGCTATCAAGTGCAATGACGCTTTCTTTTTTAGTCTCATTGATACCCTTGCTAAGCATATCCATTGAAGCAAGGGTTTCTTCTACTGCATCAACACCTAAATCTTTACCCGTAACATCACGAATCATCATAAGCAAGCCAGATATACCTTCTAACTCTGCTTTGAAAGCGTCAACAATAACACCAGATGTCTTATCTATGCCAAGCCTTAATATATCATCAATGATAGTCAGTCCAACAAGCCCTTTGGAAAGCTGTGACGTTGCAAAAATTGCGACCTGCATGGAGTTTATCAGCGTGTCAGATATTGCGCTAGATAGCCCGTCTATACTGTCGCCGCTCTTGCTTATCTCTTCCAAGAATATGGAAAGAACGCCTTTCGATGCGTTAAATGAGCCTTTATCGCCAATTTGTTTCACGAACAGCGTCCATTTATCGCCCATCATGGACATTGAACCGTCCCAAGTCTTGGCTAAATCATTGGCTGCGCCTGCAAATTTACTTGCTGGGTCTTGGTAAGCTTCTATGAGCTTTTTCCTTGTCTCTTCGGCAGATACGGTAACTCCAGCTTGAAAGCCCAGCATGGCAGTAATGCCGCGCTCTCTGAATAAATCCGCTGCACCTGCCCCTGCCGAATACATGCGCACAACCTGCCCTGTGGTGTCTTGTATAGACAACCCTGATACAGCAGCTAAATCAGCAATCATGGGCATCCATTTATTTACATCATCAACACCGCCAGTCATAACTCCTGATAGATTTGTTGCTGCATCCATAATATCATTAAATGCAAACGGCACTTCGCCTGCGAACTTGGTCATGTCTTGAAATAGGCGGTTGCCTTCTTCGACTGATCCTAATGTGTGTTGCAGTCTGACTTGGAAGTTTTCAAACTCTGCCGATACAGAAAGCATCTTCCTTTCTATCAACACCAGTGCTGCCGCACTTGCTGTAGCCATTGCGCCCATTGCGATTGCGCTAGCCTTCAACGACTTGTTCATCTTATCAGTCGCAGTCTCCGTCTTTCTTGCTTGCTTACCGAACTTTCCAAGCGCATTTGCGCCTTTATCTACCTGCCTGCTATCTACTGCTAAACCAACGTCTACAATATCACTGGACATCTTTTTAACTCCTTAGCAGCGCAAATAGCGACTTAACTTTATTTTCAACATTTGATTTCATGCTTTCAATATCAATACAAGGCATCTGGCAATCATTACCATTAGCCCTGTGGTATTCGTTTACATACGCAACTGATAAGCGGCGCATTGTGTTTAGTTCAAACCATGACATGTGTATTTCAAAAAGCTTGGAAAACGCTTCCAGCTCTTGCCATGTGTTCGCAATCAAGCCATTGCCTGTTTGCTGTGCTTCGCCCATTTCAATTAACCAGCCTACTACATATTCAAGTTCACCAATTTGCGGAAGCTTAAAGTCTGGCTCATCGCTTAGCCTTTCGATACGTGAGCCGCGTGACTCGACTTCTACACCTTTCTTATGCTTTGGTGTCGAAGCAAGCCACGCTCTCTGTTTAACGTATTGTTCAGCTTGTTCTAGGCACTCGTAAAAAAATTGGCGCGTTCACCTACAAACACGTCAACTTGTTCTTTAATCCAGCCGTGTGTTTCGTATAGCTTGCGCGCTTCGCTTTCTGAAAACTCCAAAGCTGCGCCACCCAGAATAAGCCCCGACCAGCCTAGCGTACATGCTGCAAGTAACTCCAACGCTTCGGAATCAAGTCCTGAAAAATCAGGCTTGCGACCCTTGCTTGCACGCATCAAACGGCGGTTTTGAATCTCGCGTTGCTTGTTGCGATATGCTATCGAATCAGTACCTGCAAGCAAGATTGTCATAGGCTCGCCATCATGCAACAACGGTTCACCAGAGACTGGATGCTCCAGCTCCAATGATGCGCCACTGTTTGATTTTTCTTCTAAGTTAATGTCGTTTAAGTCCATTTAAATAGCCCCTTACGCTTCAAACAATGATTGTGGGTCGATAGCAATATCAACAACGGTGGTTTCAACGCCATCGACTGCAATAGCACCTTGTGCAGCTTTCATCACTTTTCCAGTAATTGAACCCGTGTTGCCAGATGGCAACGTGATAACAAACGAGTAGCTTGCTTGTGCATTTAAAGCAGCTTGTAACAATACTTGTCCACCGTCTGCCGCGATTTTACCGATCGTCATAGTAATATTGGGGATATTATATGTACCCTTAAACTTTTCAGGGTAAGAACGCCCTAAGGCTTGGTGTGTAATTTCATTAAAAACTTTGCCAAGCTCTCCATCAATGCTTAAAACTTCTCCAATGTTTGTAAATGTTAATGCTGCATAACCTGCCGCGTTATAAGTCGCAGGAAGTGTTGCAGATGTCCCGATTGTAGTACCGTTCATGTTTGAAACTGGCATGATAGCCTCCTTGTTTTTATCGTGTTACAAAAGCCCGATAATTTGCGCGGATAACGATTTCATAAAATCCACCGTCCACCCTTCCACCGTCTCTACTATTAGAAATGATGTTAATTTCTTGTCCTGAATAAGTTAGCTTAGAGCCAATCTTTAACAGGTTTAGAACTTGTTCTGCTTTCTGTTTTGCAATGATTGCACCAACGTCAGCAGGGTATTTTAATATGCACTGATACAAGCCCACTGCATCATCAGTGTCAGCAAGTGAGAATGCCGCTTTATTTGCTGGAAACGTTGTCATCTCCATAAACTCACGCCTAGCTTGTGGATTATAAACTCCGCGTTTGCTTGTATATGATACGCCATCCCACGTTGAATATGCGCCGTTGTCGTGAACTATATCAATGCTTAAAGAGCCACCCAACATCAACGCTGTGAAAGCTTGGTCAATTTTAATGCTCATCGCAAAGCCTTCACTTCATCTTTAACAATCTGACGGACACGCGCCACACTACGCCCTACCATACCGTCAATATTTTCATATGTTTTTGCATATGGCAGGTGGTTTGTGAAATAGGTTTTGCTTGATGCTAAGCTGCCTCGCTCAATCTTTGATTCGCTCGCCGCATTTAAACCGCCTAAATCAGTGGCATCAAAATCAGCATTATCACTAGGGTTTAACTTGTTATTCTGTATCTGCCAGTTTCCTTTAAGCCGTCCAGTGTCAACGCGTGTCTGCTCAACAATACCACTGAATAACTCAATCTTAATTGCCATTGCTAGCTTGCCTAAATCTTTACCACCTTTACTAGCCAAGCGTTCTAAATCAGCCGCCCAACTCATTTGCGTACCTGTACAAAGAACACAACATCAGTCGCTAAGTCTGGTTGAACAGTCTTGATATTTTGAATGCTCCAGTCTTCGCCAGCTATCAATACCCTATCGTCAGCTTGCGGCGTTTGTGCGTTGCTTAAAATCAATTCCCTATCACCTGACATGATGCGCTTGCCATCTATCACCTTATCAGGGTATGGGCGCAACAAGCCAACAGTGACAATACTTGTCACACTGCCAGATAGTACTGTGCCTGTAATTGGGTCGAACACCTCGCCCGATCCACGCTGCAAAGTAACCTTAGCACCGAACTTAGTAAGAAGCTTTAGTGCAGTTGCCGCCATATTGACATAGAAACTCATTATTTATGCAGCTCAACGACATACAGGCCGCTATTGTTTAATAAAGTCCGCAACAATGAATCACCTGTGCTTGTGCGAGTCGCTTTCTGGTCTGCTCCATCAATTACTGCATAGGTAACATCAACAGCGCCTTCAACACGCTCACGCTTCGCTACAAGGTTTGGATTAGCTGGACGGTTATACAGGTCAATACCTGCATGTACATCAAGCGCAAACGCCCACTGGCATTGTCTAACCTGTCGTGGAATTTCGTTCGCGTTCCAGTACCAGCCTTCAAGCTGTAAGCCGAAGCGTGGAAACGACATGGATTGATCGCGAACATTTCGCGTGCCTTTCAGGTTGGCTTCGTGGTGGTCGATGAATTGCGCGGCCTTCACTAACTCCACCTCTGTTGAAGTGTCTGCTGGGATAGTCACACCAACGCTTGCCGCATACGCAACAAAGTCAGCCACTGTTGAGTAGCTGTTTGCATTGGCAACATTGCTGCCGTTTTCAACGATTAGAGCCATTACTTAGACGCTTTGCGCTTCGCAGGTTCTTTATACAATTTATGCACTGACGCATCATAATCACTTTTATTCATAATGATTTTGATGCCTGCATCATTTACGACTGTTACGGTTTCGCATGTTTCTGACATATTGCACTCCTTTGGTTTAACTGCTTAATTTGAGGCACTGCCGAAGCAATGCCCCATTGTTAAGCAATCAACCCAATAGGGTCGCTACACCTTCTGGTTTCCATACCTTAGTACCCCAAGCCATAGCAACCTGCATCATTGCTTTGCCTTGACCGAGATAAACAGACACTTCAAACGGTAGACCGCTAATTGGGTCTACAATCATCATGCGGTCAACAGCGCTGTCACGAACCACGCCGCCGATTACAGGTGTTGCAGGCGCACGAGCTACAAGCTCGATAGCAGAGCGATTGAAGCAAACATTACGTGCAGATGATGCAATCACAGTGATTAAGGCAGTAGAAGCAGGGATTGCAACACGCAAGCCTACTTCTTGCAAAGTGATAGTGTCACCTGCTGCTGGGTTAGCGCCTGCAAAGCTTACAGAAGCAACAACGTATTTATTCGTGTCACCTGCGAAAGATACGATGTCGCCAGCAGATACAATACCAGTACCAGCCGCTTCCAATGTTATAACAGTTGAGCCAACTGCATAACCTGCTGCGTCAGTAGTCGCAGAAGCCATAGCCCCTGCTGTGAAGTTTTGCACTTGTGCTGACTGACGTAAATCCAAGCCAGATAGTGGAAGCAAGATACCTTGACGTTGCAAAGAGTCTGTGCCTGTGACGTTAGCTTGAGATTGTTTGCCCTGAATGGTTGCACCAGCGGTTGTATTCATAACCAATTGGTGACCAAATTCGCCAGCGCCGTTATCAACAAGGATTTTCTTAGTAAAAGAAGCGTCAGAGAAATCACCAGCGGTTGCGAATGGAGTTGTGCCAGCAGTACCATAAGCGCGTGATGCACCTAAATGAGCAGCAACAGCTAAATCAAGTTCAATTTCATTGGTTAAACCACGCATTGCTTGAAAGATTTGGTCGCCTTGAATTGTTTCAAAACCAGAGCCGTTATTAACAGATTTGATTTCTTCGCCTTCCCAAGGAATTTCAACCGAGCGATCTTTTGTGATTGTAACAGTTTTGGAGTCAACAGTTTGATTCGTACCTTCGCTAACAGTCATACCTTTGTTGCGATTGCCAACAGTTGCATCACGCGTGAAGTGAGAACGAACGACATCACCAATAGCTGCGCCGTCTGTGCCGTTGTTAAGTGTTACTGCTGGGATAAAACCAGTAAGCTCGCGGCTTACCTTGTCTGCTGCTACGAACATGTCGGCAGCTAGGTTGTTTAATACGTTAGGCATAATATGCCTCCTTTTAGAGTTTAGGAGGCAAACAAAAACAGCGCCCCCATATAGTTAATACATGGTTTGGGCGCTGCCCTAAGTTTCTAAAGTCGCAGACTAAAGAAAGTTATATGTTTGTTACACGCCTGAATAATAGACGTTACATATTTAAATTGTCAACTATTCAATTTTACCGCCTGCTTTAAAGAATGCCGCACGCTCAACATTACCCAATGAGTCGAAAGAGTCACGGGTGATTGTCTTGCCCTTGCCTTGACTTCCCTTGTTGCCAACTTCACCAGAACCAGAAGCCTTAGAGCCTACTAGAATAGGCGCGTATGCGGCATTATTGCCAAGTTCTGCTTTAAGATCGTCAAGCGTTGACGCGGACGGCTTGCCATCTTGACCAAGTACGCGAACAATCGGCTTACCATCGCTCATTTCAACAGTAAGGCGGCGCTCAATGTGCGGCAATAGCAAGTCAGCACTTCCAGCCACCGCAAGCTCATTCGCCAAACTGTTAGCGGCTGTTCCGACTGTCATCTTGTTAATCATGCTTTTATATTCATCAATCTGGGTATCGCGTGCAGTAGTTTCGTTTGCGAGCTTTTCTTTCCAGCTTGTTTCTAACGCTTCAACATCACCAGACTTACGTGCGGCTGCCGCTGCTGCATCTTCGGCGGCTTTCTTGGCAGTAGCTTTCTCACTTAGAATCTCGCGGTTCTTTGATTCTAAAGCGTCAATGCTTGTCTGCATTTTATCCATGCCAGACATACCTTCTTTAAGCTTGGCATTCTCTGCCTGCATTGCTTCGATTTCTTCTTTAGTCATTTGTTGCTCCTGTTACCTTAACTTTTAAGTCTTGCAGACTTAGTATCCTTTCACATGTTACAATAGAATAGCGACCATAATTATCGTGGTAAATTCTTAACACTTTTGCAATTCTCCTTCTGCGTTCTTCATCTGTACAGCTTTCTGTAGCCGCCGCTTTCTTTGAGTTTGTGAATATCTTACTTAAAACATCTGCACACCAACTATCCAATTTTTTTCCCATTCTCGTACTCCTTTATAGCCCAGCTTTCTCAAACGCAACAGGGTCAAGCTCGCGCATTTGTTTTAAGTTTAACGGTTTGAAGTTCTTCCCTAGCTGCAACTCTGCAAAACGTTCCGAACTTATGCCTCCATTCCTTAATAGTTTGCCGCGACTTTGACCTATGATGCTATTCTGAACTTTAGCTGGCTGATTCTTTAGCCACCCGTAATAAGTCAGGTCTGCATCAACGCGCCCAATCTTGCCTGTGCTTGTGCTTCGTGCAGCCCTTTGTCTACCCTTACTTAAAAATCTATACTCTTTACTCAATACTGCAACAGTGGTTGTCCTGCATCTAGGATGGAAAGGTGGACGAACACCAACACCTTTTGGAAACTCTTTACCATCAAGTCCACGGCATATTGAGCTGGTCTTAGTGTCAAGTGTAGCTGATATTCTCACTGTATCAATAACGCTTTCATTCTCTAGCCAAACTTCCTCACGCGCTTTGCTTGAAGCATGTTGCAATGCTGTGCGAGTGATTGTTTCTTGATTGCGCTTCATTACAGCAAGTGCGCCGTCCCGATAGTTCGCAGCTTTAGTGCCTCTGATACGTTGGAGAATCTGCGCAGTAGTTTGACCTTCTGCAAAGCCTAAACGAATAAGCTTGTGCATGCGTGCCTGTTCCTGCTTAGAGAAATCTTTAAGCATTGGCTTTAACATTGATCCGCTAAGTACTCCACCAATATCACCAAGCGGCGAAGCAAACACGGCAGCAGATATAACAGCGTCCGCTGGCAATGAAAACGACACACCCTCAACAACATTGCCCAAAGCTCTATGTTCAAAGTTAGACTCGTATATCGCGGCTTCCTTCACACTATCGCGCCATACTTTTTCATATTCAGAAAGCGTGCCTTTTAATGATGCATCAACAAGGTTTAACTGTTTCTCAAGCGTGCGCATAGTTTCAATGTCGCCAACACGCGTTAAAATATCACGAATATCCTTATCCATCTGCTTTAGAAAAACGTCAAACTTCGCAACTTCATGCGATTTCAACCGCTCGTAGTGTGACTGGTGGCGCGTGCTTATTGTAACAAGTGATTCTTGTGCCATTTATGGCATACCTAAATCAGGCATGGACACCTTATCAACCTCGCCCGTGAACTCCTCAAGCGTTTTGTCTTTGCTTGAAATGTCCATTTTTTGCAGCCATGCGAAATAATCGCTGACAGGGATAGCGCCTTGCACATATCCAGCAACCATAGCTTGTATTTCTTGAGCTGTAGCAGTAGGTGCGAAGAAATCATCATTCATTAAGTAGCCATCTTCATTGCCTAGCGTGACATTCATATAACGCGCAGCCCATTCGATACATTGCGTATAGGCTTCGCTGACGTTGGCTGAAATCAATGCAAGGGCTGAATGCTGTACGCTGGCATCATTGTTTGACTCTGTTGCAGTCTTTGCAACACCGCTGGGCTGAATGTAACGTGCGCCCAAACCTATCATTGCATCAACTTTGTCAATCATTGCCTGTCGAACCATAGTGTTAGGCTGTGCTGATTCAATGCCGAATCGCTCACCAGATGGCACACCAAGCAGCATAGGGCCGCCAAGTTCAATGTTATTCTTTTGCATTAAGTCGATATGCGTTTGACTAAGGCCTGACATCCAAGCTTGGGGATGTCCAAGATACCATACTGAATTTTCAAGTTCCGCGCTGTTTCGGTAATGCCCGATATTCAACTTCACAAGTGGACTCATTATTGAATCACCCACCGCGCTTGTATTGCTATCCGCGCCAATGAATGTGAAGGGTATAATATCCCACGCGTTGCCATTACCATCCACTGGAATCGACTCATCATAAAGCTTCCATTCTTCATGCTTATCTTTACGCCACAAGCTTTCTATAAACACTCTATTCACAAGTGAAAGGACTCGCATTTGTTCAACTTCTTTTGTTTCGAAGCCATCTTCCTGCACTTCTTCGACTGATTCAGATAGCACAACAAGACCTAGAATAACTTTAGAACCAACTGTTATTTCACGCCAATTTATAATCTGGTCAGCTTCATATTCATTGAATGTTGCGAAAAAGTTACCTGTTGCCATATCCTGCTTACTAAGTTCGCCCTCTGTTTTCGGGTAAGACACGAACAATCCACCACGCGCCATTTTAATAATGTCAAGCGCAACATCCCGTGACTGCTGAAAGATTGAGTTGCCCTTGCCATCTGCATTTATTTTTAAATAATCAAGTTGTGCAGGTACTGACAGCTTTGGTTTTTCAGAGAATAGAAGGCTATTCAACCCTTGTGCTGTTCGCCCTGCAATCTGATAAAACACAGCGCGTTTCTTGTAAGCTTTGTTTCGATTACGGTTTATAGGTGACTTATCATGCGCTGATAGCTCAACAAGATAATCATTAACATCTTCACCATCGCAAATAGCGTCAATCTCCGCCCATTTATCCACATTGGCTTCATACTCTTTGTGTTTGAAATCAACTGCCATCTTATTGCACCATTCCTATGTTCGTTACTAAAATATCTTTGTTAATCGCATAGCGCCTATGTATAAAATATCCCATTGCATCAAGCCAGTCATCCATTGCTGGATGGCTCTTAAACTTTTCTGGATCGCCCTTATCATCATAGCCTTGCGATTCAAAGGCCAGCGTAAGGCTAGGGCATTTATCCGTATTAACCTTAAACGAACCATTTGCAAGCTTCGCGTTTACCGAATTAACCCTATCTCTAATAAATGGGTTCTTATTCGGCGCATCACATTGCAAACCTGCCTGCTCAATGATTGCAATGTCTGACGCGCTTGCATTGGTTGTGTTGCTTTTACCAGACGCATCAGGATAGCAAACCAGCTTATTGCCATTATAACGGCTGGTTACATTCGCTATGAAGTCGCGTGTATCATGACTGATAAACTCATCAAGGGCAATAGGCTCACCATTATCAATCACAAAAACCACGGCACAGCATCCACCAATATTAAAATCAAGCGCAATATGAAGCACATGGTCATCTGGTGTTAGCACGCGGTCTGCATGATGTTTTTTCCTGTCAAAAAAGTGATACACCTTCGATTGAGTAAGGCTTACAAACTCGCCGCTTATATACATTTCTGCGAGTAGTGGATCATAGTTACTTAGAATTTGCTCAACATATCCAACAGGTAAAAAAGGATTGTCTCGTGTGTTGGCCTTAATTAGTTCGTAGCCCGTGGTTGGATTGCTTCCCCATTTCTCATACATGAACCCAGAGAAACCCCTGTCAGGAGTTGTCACTGCTCCGATAGTGTTGATCCCAGAACAAGTCTGTCGCGTTCTTTCAGATACTTTGCGCCAGATAACAGTCGCCTTTTCTTTCGCCTCTGTATCTAACTCATCAAGCACAGAATGCGCGACTTCAAACGCAATGAATCGGTTGGGGTTATCAAATGAGCGTAGGTAAACAGACCCACCTAATGCTGGTATGCTGATTGAGTAGTCTGTCTTGTTTAACTTGTATTCTAGCCCCAGCATGTTTAAATCATCTTCAAACCCTGTTATAGCGCGAAGTTTCAAAAGGTCATATGTCGGCATTGCATACAGCGTGTTGATAGGTTCGGGGTCAGATGCCATCTTCATTATCAATCGCATTATGCCAGCGCGTGATTTTCCCGAGCCTAGTCCACCACACATAGCTGGATATGCCGCACCATGAAAAACAAAGTCGTCTTGGCTAGGCAGAAGCTCAACTGTTGCCAATGCGTTTAACCTCGATAACTATATTCTGCTTCACTTCCTCTTTTTCAATCGGCTGTACTTTGCCGAAAACTCCGTCTTTGTTTCTGATCGTGATTTGGGAGTGCATGTTTAGTTCGTGAAGTTCAATGTTATCACCTTTACTAATCATAACTTTATTAGCCCTCTTTTGATTATATTCGATTGCATCCATGAATATTCCATCAAGTCTTAGGCGGCGGTCAACTTCTCTACTTACCGCTTGCGTTAAACTTGCGTTTTCTTGCGTTAATTCTGCTAAAGCCTTGGTAGCACTAACTCCCTTTTCGATAACGCCTTGCGTTTTTACACGATTCCACCCGTCTTTTTTCATGCGCCTGCATATAGTTGATTCAGCAATACCATATTCTTTTGATAGCTTTGTCGATGACTTGCAATCTACTTCATAGGCTTCACGGATAGATTTCCATTCTGCATTTGTTAGTTTAGCCATTCACAAGCTCGTTAACGTTTCTTTCCGTGATGTTTTTAGTCATTACCCCTACCTTTATACAGCCGTCCGTTCCCCATAACTTCGTCACCCTGCTATCCCAAACTCTGCAATCTTCGTCCAATATAGCATCAAGCAAGGCTTTTTCAAGATTGTCTTTGTCTGGTCGCTGCTGGTGAGGCTTACCAAACATGTCAAGTCTTTTCTTTTTACTCCAGCTTTTCGGCATTGGTAAAATGAAAGTTATGTGACTGCCAGATTCAGGTATTGATACACCTAGCTTTTTGCATTTATCCTTAAACTCCCAATACCTTTGAGTGCATGCGCGCTTTTTCCATTTGTCTGATTGAGTCATTCTAGGCTTGGGTACTGGAACTATGTCATAAACTTGCTCTTGATATTCATGTGTAGATATAGCCATATTCATGATGCCCACACATATTCTTTCTTTTCCATGCTTCTTAGCTCTTTTTCACAGTGTGAGCATCTTTCTGATTTAGTATGCCCTCTGAAATATTTAGGTGGAAGATAATCACCGCTGTTCATTGTTGATCCAGTAGCATTACACCTTCTTCCTAAGACTGTAAAACCAACCATTGCATGATATTTGTTTGCCATTTTGATCCCCTTTTGTGCCTTTCGATATGCGGAGTATTTCATAATGTGAAAGATAGTGCAAGATTTATTTCCACATTATGTAAGCTTATCCGACAACCTCAACTTCACTTTCAGGAACATTCATGCGGCAACCTCGCCCAAATGCTCTGAATGTTACGTTTAACACTCGTATGTCAGACTGTTTTGTTTCTGGATCGTACCCTTGCCCATTCAAGCCACCAACTTCAAAAGCTCGTTTGTCAAACTTGCCGCCCTTAAATCTCACTGTGTCACCTACGTTTATTCCCATTATCTTATCCTATTTCTGCTGGCAACACAACGTTATACCAAAGAGCAGCCAAATTCTCCACACCTTCCATAAATTCGTTAAGCACTCCTACTTTCATTTTCGCAGTACTTTGGTAAATCGGCACGCGATAGCCTTTAACTTTCAGTATTTCAATAGGCTCTAGCAATTCAGTCTTAAAAGTAAGCTTCATTTCTTCGATTGTGTAGCCTGCTTCCTTTGCACACATGTCTATAATCTTATGTAGTCGTCTGTTCTGTTGCCCTGACCGCGTTGCTTTGTATTCTTTGACCGTGACTGTTATATCAACATCACAAGACCTTAGAAACGATTCTAGGCGTGGCTGCACTTGGTCGCGATTAGCTGGGGTTACACGGAATATTTTGTTCACCTCTTAACCTCCAGCAATCCTTTTTCAATCAATATCTTTTGCGTCCTGAATACGCCTTCCATGTGCCAAATAAAAAGCTCATCCTTTGACCATTGAGTGTTAACCCTTCTGTCAATCGCATCATGGCAGCTACTGCAACAATACGCGCCGTGTATGTCAATATGCTTCATGCCCATACCTGCGCCGCCTAAATGCGCCAACACAACCGTGGATAAATCGCCATTACAGACAAGCGGAACACGCACAAGACAACCTTCGCCTTGTGCGCTTTTTCTAACTTTGCTCATGACTAACTCCTGATAAAACAGCAACTCCTAATTCGCGGCGTTTTTTCATAAGCTCCAAGTATTTCTTATAAGCTTCGTTCTTATGTTGAGAAAATCCAAGCCCTTTGCACCAGTAATCATTCCTTAAAAGAGTTTTGCAAACACGCCTCCATGATGGAACATCTCTTTTACTTTCAAGCTTAAGGTCTGCCTCATCTGGTATGCCGCCTTCATAACCTCTGTCTTCCCACCATTTAGTGAATAGAAAAATCTTGTTTTCATAATGAACTTTAGTTTTAGGGGGCAGCGAATTAAGAAACATCTTTGCGAATGATTCCCAGGTATGACCGTCTGGTTTCGTTATCTTATGGTAACCGTTGATATTCCCATTCTCATGGATATATAAGCTACCACTATTTGCACCGTTAACCCTTGCAACAACCTTTGCCCATGTTTCTGGCTCAATAAGATGGAATAGCCACAGTCCGCGCCTCTGGTCGTCTCCATAAGGCTGGCAAATACGCTGCAAATGAATAGATAAACCTGCTTTATGCATCATGTCATAAAGCTTGTTGTGTGGCTTATCTTTATTTTTACCATGATATGTCCAAATATCCTGCGTTCTCCAGTCATATATCGGATAGACATTAAAAACATTATCAGTAACCTTTGTTGTGTACTGCTTATCATCAAGCGTTGTTTTTGTCCTGCTTGCAATAGTTCGGTAACGATTAAGGCTTTCATCTGTCCTGATTCCAACACAGCAGGCGGTCTTTTTGCCTTGTGAATACCATTCACCAAATAATGGAACAAATTCTTCAAATTCCATGTTGTTTTTAAAAAAAGGGAAAAAAGATTCATCGCTTATAGCCCGTTCTGGCAACTCCCTAATCCAATCATCTTTCTTTTCTTTATCCCAGCATGTCCATTTAGGCTCATAAACACTTACTGCATTTCTTAATGCAATAGGAAGGCACACCCAATAAATATCTAAAACATCTTCGTATTCTTCAAACATTTCTTTTGCATGGTCAATTGTAAGTTTATACTGCCCCTCAAGGTCAACGATTAAACAACCAATCTTAACGCCTCTTGCACGCGCTTCATCAGCCATAAGATGAAGCATAACAGAGCTATCCTTACCAGCAGAGAATGAAACATAAATCCTTTCAAAATTATCAAACGTCCACTTAACCCTTTCTAATGCTGCATCATAAACATTTATACCCAACCCTATTTTAGCCATTTTTACACTCCCATTCTTTAATCGACTTTTCTGCACTACTATTAGCATCTTCTCGCTGCTTATCAGAAAGCATCCCCCAAGCTGACCTTACTATATCTTCTGGGCACGAAAGCTTATAAGCGCAAGCAGCCCATCCAATATATGCAATCCTGTTCGAAGATGTGTTTGTTAGGTTATGTTCGCATGAATACTTCCAATCATTTATAACTTTAAACATCCATTTTTCAAACAGCTTTGTATTTCCCATAAAATCAACTGCCATAGAAAGCATTTCATTCCTTGTTTTTGATGAACCCCACATATTGTATTTTGTTTCTTCCCATAGCCAGTATGGATGATATATCCTTTTCATTATTCTACATCCTCATAAGAGGTATCAGCAACCCATGCTTCAGAAAACTCATTATCTTCGAACATCTCTGCAAGACCAGATACCTGAACAAGACGCAGCACTTCATCTTGATCCATTCCAAGCTTTATTCCTATCTTCTTTGGACTCCAATTGCGTTTTTTTAATTCAACAACAATTTCAGACATAGCATCTACTTTATGCTTACCTCGTGCGCGGTTATGCCTAATAGTTGATGCTATGCGGTCATTTCTATCTTTTCGGCCTAGATTTGTTGTAACAATAGGAAGAAATCCTTTTATTCTGCTTTTAATAGAATCACATTCCTTGCCAACTCTATGCCTATGGAAACCGTCAATAACTTCTATTTCTTCATCCATCCATGTTACGATAGGCTGTGTATATCCATCTTCACTGATTGAAAGCCTTAACAATTCCATTTCTGGCGGTGCTACGCTATTCGGATTGTAGTCATTCGCATGGACTTCTTCATTTGAAACCCACTTTACAAAATCAACAGGCTCATTGTTGAACGGACTAACTGAATGAATAGCCTCTCTCAATTCGTTAATCAAATTAACCTTTTCTGCTATATCTTTTCTCGCTTCAATAGCTTCAATAATAATATCTTTTAATGCCATAATTAAACTCCCTTTCTCATCTTCTCACAAGCATATCGTAGCGTGCGTTTCATAATATGCAAGCTATATTCTCACGCTTTATCCTTAATCATTTCACAGCCCCATAGCCTTTTTCAATTTAATCAATGTGCAATTATCGCCATCAGCCAAGTCAAGGTTATCTTCTAGCGTTTCGCGGATTGCCTTATCCAGATCGTCTATTCTGTCGGCAGCCTCCATAAGTGCCGTGTGTTCAATATCTGAATTTATACCCATCGCTTGAGCTGTTATGATAGCTTGTCTCGCAATAATGCGCACTGCTTCACTTAAAATCTTATTCTCTGTTTTATGCATTACTCATTCCCCTGACCTGCATATTCTCCATTCAGCCATGCGTTGCCGCATAGGTCGTGCTTGCCTTCTTCCGTATGCCGTTGACATACAGCTTTCTGGCAAACACCACCCACTATCCTTGTGCTGTATTCGCCGCATATATCGCAATCACCATAATTTTCTTTCTTTGGCTCGTTCATTTCAAACTCCTTAAAATCTGTCTTCGTGTGATATGTTCTTGTAGCTCGCACATTTACCAACCCATGAAACAGGTACTTCGCCTGTGCATCCATTTCTATTCTTTACAATTATAAGTTTGGCTCTTTCTGTTTCAGTTTCTCGCCCTTTATTATCAACTTTAACATCAGTATAACGATATGGCATAATAATCATATCAGCATCCTGCTCAATACTTCCTGATTCCCTTAAGTGTGACATTCTAGGTTTATCTGTCTCGCCACCTCTATTAAGCTGGCATAACAGCATTACACAACAATTCAGCTCTTTTGATAAAGCTTTGAACGTTCTTGTCATATCTGCAATTTCCAAATGTCTCTGCTTTATTACTGTACCTTCTGACTTAATTAGCCCCAGATAATCCACCATTAAAACATCAAGTCCAAACTTTGCCTTATGCCTTCTAGCCTGTGCTGCAATTTGGCTTACAGTTCTATTTGCATTCTCATCAATATATAAATTCAAATCTTTCATGTCCATTGTTGCTTGCGCTGCGCCCTGCCATATCTCCTGTGGAAAGTTCTTGTCTGCGCGTAGCTTTTTTAAGTCCATGTTTGAAAGCGATGCAGTCAACCTATATCCAACCTGCAATTCATCCATTTCAATGCTTGAGAAACATACTTTATGCTCTTTAGCTACGTTCTGGCAGACATTCATTGCGAACGCTGTTTTGCCCATTGAAGGTCTTCCAGCTACAATAACAAGGCTCTGCCTTTCAATTCCTCCTATCATGCTATCAAAATCATCAAAACCAGTGGCTATAAACCTGCCATCATCTTCGCCATTATGGCGTGATTCCATATCGTGATACACATTTAAAGCTAATTCTTGAACATGCCTATATCTTGAATCGCTTGATAATTCCGAAGAGTTTGATAACTCTGTTATGATTTCATCTACTCCTGCACCATTGTTTACTTGTGTATATGCCATATCCAAAGCTTTAATAAATTTACGCTTTCTATATTCTGCTGTTATAGCTCTCCCTTGATCTCTTGTAGCTGCTGAATGCGCTGACGAAATCATAATTCCAAGCTCTTTATCGTGACCTATCTCCCTTGCTATCAATAAGACATCAACAACGCCTTCTTTCATCTTATCAAACACAATAGAACATAAGTGATCGCTAAAATGGTCTGAATGAACCGATGAATCTCCGATAATATCAGGGTTAAGCATACATCCACCAAGAAATGAATATTCAATGTCAATTATATTATGCATTCCAATCGTCCCAGTTGTCAGGCATTGCACTCACTCCATTTGTTTGTTTTTTCGTAATACTGCCAGCATTACGAATGAACCTGTCAATGTTGTCAGCATCTTTCAGGATTATATGCAAGCCATCATAACGCTGCTTGGCATCATTCTCGCCTATATTGTGTGGTGTCTTTGAACATCCAGTAATGGCTAGTTTAATATCATCAATGCTGTAGCCAATCTTAATAGCCGATTTTATAACCTTTTTTCTTTTGTCATCAAGGTGCGCTCGATGGTGGTTCATAGTTGTTTGCCAATATTCAAAAATAGAAATTACTTCATCAGTCAATGTTGCTTGCAACTTTACAATGCTTTTATCTTTGGTTATTGGTTTATGGTTTATGGTTATTGGTTCTTGGTTAGGTTCACGCTCCTTGCACGTTTCGTTCACGTTTCGTGCTTTATTCTTTTTAGCAAGCTCTCTATTTAGAGCTATCTCTTTATTTTTAATAGCCTTTTCATGGTAAGCGTCTATTTCTTCTTTTATGCGATTTTGTACATAAACACCTTCGTTAAGTGTAAA